AATTACTTAAATGGTAAAGGTGATCAAACAGCATATGCTGGCACTGCTTATATTTTAACAAAACAAGAACATGTTTGGGTTAAAGCTTCTCTTGGTATGTCATCAACTGAATACACTTCAGCAGTTTCTCTTCCAGCATTTAATTTAAGTAACAATAATAAAGTGAAACAGAATAACGTATACGGAGATCTAACAATATACTCACCAAAAGAATTTAAAGGATTTAGACCTTTATTTGGTGCTACTGTTCAAAACTCTGACATAACTTCTGTTCAAGAATATGGTTCTTCTCTTCTTTCTACAGCTCCACCAAAGGGATCAACTAACGAAATTAGACCATACGCTGGTGTAAGATATGACTTTAATGAAACTGTTGGTATTGAATCTAGAGTAACACACTCTAAAGATTTCAAAACAGTTTCACAAAATAAGCTTACTATTAAGAAACAGATCTTCAATAACGCCTATATAGAATTAGGTGGTGGGTTCGATAGAGGATCTGATTATACTGCTGGCGTTGCAACTGCTGGAGTAAAAGTAGCATTTTAATATTGGAGTTTTTGTTATGGTTGAAATTAAACCACTTTTTCCAACTGCGATTTATACAACTCAAATAAACATAATGCCATCAGAATTAAAAAAACTGATGGCATTATATGAAAATAAAGATAGTTGGAAAACAAATATCAACGGAAATTTTACTTCCAAAGAAACATATGTTTTTAATAATGTTTTAAGTGGCGAAAATTCTATGTTGGTAAATGAAATACAACACCATATAAATGAGTTCTCTTCTCAAGTGATGGGAGAAAAGCCCAATTTAAGAATAACTCAATCCTGGATGAATTATAACCCACCAGAAACAAGTCATCATAAACACTTTCATGGTAACAGTATTGTCAGTGGAGTTCTTTATTTAAAAACCAATTCAAAAAGCGGCGCATTTCTTGCACATAAAAGAGAACATTATACGAACATTATGAACGCTAAACCAATCAATACATATTTTAACTCAGACACCCACCACATACTTCCCACAAATAATATGTTGATTCTTTTTCAGAGTTCTTTAGAACATTCTGTTGAAAAGAATACATCTAAAGAAACGAGAATTTCACTAGCCTTTAATACTTTTTATAAGAAAGATACTGTGGTTGGGGATGAATTTAATTTAACGGGGTTGCAACTTTAGTGTTGACTTCTTCTAATTCTATAGTATAATAAAGATAGAGGCTCTAGCTTCTATTTTTCCTAAATATCTTACTAGGGTTTCTATATTATGACTTTTCGTGAATTAATATGCGCCATACTATGGTGTAACTGGATAGCGCTCATAGCACTTTCTTTTGTGCTAGCTATCCATTTTTTTGATGTGACTATCTTTAACAACTAAGGAGTAAAACAATGCAAAAGACTATCGTGTCGGCGCTCGCACTTATTGCGTCGATGGCAGCAGCTTCTGCTACTGACCTTCCAAGCAAGTCTTTTCCTGCCGCACCTTCAGCTGTGACTTCACCTTTGTCACAGTACTATGTTGGTGGTAATGCAGGATGGGATGCAAAGAGTGATCGTGCCTATTCGGTTGGTGCTGTTGCTGGCTGGAACGCTTTGCCGTTCTTCGCAGTAGAAGGTACATATGATCTTTCAAGAGCTGATAAGAAAGTTCTTGGAGATTGGAATTATGGTAACACTGTTGCTGTAAATGCTGTACCACAGTACAAGGTTCCTGGAACTGACTTCACAGCGTATGCGCTTGGTGGTGTTGGTTACAAGTGGAACACTCAGGCTGCTGATTATGCCATCTATAACGTCGGTGGTGGTGTCAAGTATGAGCTCACTAAGAGCCTTGACGTTGACGCACGTTACCGCAGAGTTGACGCTGTTGACTCAAAGAAGGGTGCACCAGAAGATCGTATTACTGCTGGTGTGAACGTTAAGTTCTAATACGAAGAAGGCGGGATTTGTTCCCGCCTTTTTTATTGTCTGAAAATTTCAAGCACCCGATTTACATATTGTGAACGCTCCAGTTTAAATACTTGGGGCGTTTTTTCGTCATCTACTGTTATGACGATTACAATTTGAGGAACAGCAATTTTATAAATCCATTCAAACATCATAGCATAACATGTAGCTTGAATAAAATAATTCTCAATCCACTCAGCTTTCTTCATTCTCTTTGATGTTTTAAAGTCAATTACCGATAATGTTCCATCATACTCAGCAATCAAGTCAGTACGACCAGCACATCCAAGAGCCTTAGAATATAAAGGTATTTCTACACCAAGAATGTTATCAACGTGATCGTCGAGAATTTGTTTGATTGGCTTGAATGATTCTACATTGATTGGCATTTCTTTTTCGCCGTAAAAGTTATCCTCATTGAGGACATATCTTTCGGCGATAGAGTGAATCGCAGTTCCTCGGCGAGCAGCTTGTACAGATATCTTCTGTGCTTCTTCTTCACCGACTCTCTTTTTCCATTCCAACAATGCAGTTTTATCTGTACGTTCGCCAATGATAGTTGTTACTGACTTTAGTTTTGTCACACCATCAGGTAAAACGTAATGACGCTGACCATCGATCGTCTCGGTGGTCAGCTCAACAGTTGGAACGAAGTTGTGTCTAAAATGTTTACGCAACAATTCTCAGTTTGTCCTTTTGTATAATATAATCTTTCACCATAGAGCTACGGACAATATCATGTTCATTAAAATCAATAAATGTAAATGATTTCATTTTACCAATAATTTTCATAAAATCTATTAAACCATTTTTCTCATGTTCTTTGGTAAAGTCTGACTGACGGAAGTCGCCACAGAACACTATTCTACAATTTTTACCAACACGAGTTATTACAGAGTCTAGCTCATGTAATGTCATGTTTGCTATTTCGTCCACAATAATAATACAATCATTAAGAGTAATACCGCGTATAAAAGATGTGGAGATAAATTCAACCAAATTTTTGGACTTAAGATATTCATAAGAATCCGAGCGACCAAAGAGTTCTGTGCAGATGGCGTAGTAGGGTGCTTCATATACTTTAGCCTTTTCTTTAGAGTTACCTGGGAGAAAGCCCATGTCTCTAGTTGGAACCACGCTACGGACAATAACAACCTTTTTGTATTGACTGTTTTCCGCAAGTATTTGACTCAACGCCAAGTACATAGACACAAAACTTTTACCAGTTCCAGCTATTCCATGAAGCATTAGGTTTTTACCATTGTTGTATGCTTCAAAAGATAACTTTTGATTTTGAGTCAGTGGTTCAATATGTTTAAGTTTAAAGTTTAATTTTTCTTGATTGTTTACCTTCTGGTTCGTTTGTCTAAGAATACGTTTTTCTTTTCTTGTTAGTCTCTTAGTGTCCATTATTACCCTTTTAAAAAGTATTAATGGTGCTACGTGTAAGACCTCCCGAATGTTTCTTTTTCATATCCTTCAGAAGATCTCTGAAACCCTGATCAGGTTTACCCATACCACGACCAGAGGCAATCATCGGAGCACCATTGACGAGTTGCACAATGTTTGGATTAGTCTTCAAGTATTCATCTAGAGCCGAGATAGACATAAACTCCTCGAACTCTTCACCAGTTTCATTATTTAAAAATCTATAAGTTGGCATTATCGACGATCCTCATTTTCGTAATCGTCCCATTCATCTTCATCCTCTACAAGAGCTGAGATGTCCTTGGTGCGGAGAGCTCTCTCAACTCTTTTTTCTTTACGCTTATCAACAAAATTCTTTGAATTATTGCTATAATAATCCTCTTCGTCATCATACGAATAATCGTTTTTACGAAATTTTTTAATTTGCTGTTTGCTCATTAGGGATAAGTCCTGGAAGTCCTTTAACTACGTGTTCTAATGTAATGCCCTTGATTGGTTTCTTGTCCTTAATGGTACAAAGAAGTTCAGCATCCTTTGGGGCAATATTTTCTAGGAGCTGAACAAACATGGTCTCACGCTTTAACTGCGGAAGATCATCATAAAAACCTTTGATGTAGTAACGAAGCTTTTCTGTTTCTTTAATCAAAATGTGTTCTTGATCAACAAGATCATTTGGTTTGTAAGGAGGAACTCCTGGAGGAAGCATCCAAACAACATTTGGGTCATAACAAGCTTGTAGGATAATACGAAGAGGAAGGCTGTCATTAGCAGCAAGAGCATCAATTTTTTCTTGTGTGCGCTTTAAACGCCCAACCTTTTCCAAAAATTCACCAAGACCAATTTGCATTTTAAAACTCCGATATATGTTCAGTTAGATTTTTAAGACGATTTGCGATAAAATAGTTCATAAGCTTAGAACGGTCTTTACCGTCCTGAGCATTATATGATTCCATTACCTTATTATGTATATCATCTGGGGTGTAACGGAGATCAATAAGTTTGCGATTACGCATATAGTTACGATAATTAGGATGATCTGTTTTACCAGTCAAATTTAGCTCGATCAATGCATCGATTTTCTTTTGAGTCAATGGCTTCTGGCGTTCGCCAACAACAAAGCAATTATCAGAAGAAAGTATGTTAGGTACGCCATCTCCACTATCTCCTTTAAGGATATGTTCTTCCAAATAACGATCTGGATCTTTGTGGGTAATCCACTTCTTTCGAGTTGGGTCATACTGTCTTACATTACCATATGTATGAAGTTGAATAAAGTCTTTATCGCCTGATAGAATCAGGATTGGCTCGCCACCAATAGCTGTGCCAAATTCTTCAACTAAAGTTCCGATAATATCATCGGCTTCAGCTGATTCAATATCAATAACTTTGTATGGGAAAAAGTCTTTAAGTTCTTGACGAATCTTATTCATGCATTCGAAGATAGACTTCCAATCCATCTCTGATGCTTCTTGATTCTTTTTGCGATTAGCCTTGTAGTAAGGGAAAGCTTGACGACGCCAATAGTTTGTGTTGTCGCAAGCAATAACCATCTCACCATAATCTGTGGAAAACTTAGTACGGTAGGAACGCAGGGAGTTTAGAATCATATGGCGAACCATATTTTCTTCAAGCTGCGCATTGGTGTGATTGCCCAATTGCATAAGCAAATTAGAAAGCATCACTTGATTCAAGTCAACAATGATCACATTTCACCTATTGTTTCACGCTGTTCTTTAGTTCGATATTTAAAGAATCAGCAATTCTAAGAGCACCAATTTCTTCGGCGTCTGGCGTAAAAACATTCTCAGCAATTTGCTGGAATGGGTGATATATATCATAATACTTTGACATCAGAGATCTTAAAGCTTCTACGATAAAAGCACCATCTTTAATGTCAGTTACCTCTTCATCAGAGATTGAGAACCCAGCAACTTCCAATTGATTGAAAATCATTGGTGCGAGATTAGCTATGGTTTCCTGTATATGATACAGTTTCATCATCTCTACATTACGAGTTATTTCCTCTATAGCGACCACTTCATTTAGCATGCGAGAGTTAGCTTTAGGGAACTGGATTACGTTATTAGATACTTTTTCTACCAAAATTATAATACCCTATTTGATATTATTAGTCAACACTTATTATTTAGGATTAGGCATATCCCGTAAGCCTAGATCCATATTCTGTGAAACGGAAATCGTAAACCTTACAGGAAGATCCATCTGTAATTGTTTTAATTACATTTTCGCGTTTCGCAGGATCTACGTAGAAAATAAAGAATCCACCACCACCAGCTCCGAGAAGTTTTCCTCCAAGAGCTCCAGCTTCTCTAGCTCGTTCGTAAATACCATCGAAATAATCGTTAGTAATGTCTGTTGCAACTGCTTTCTTATCTAGCCAAGCATCATGTAACAATGCACCGAAGTCATCGAGCTTACCTTCTTTAAGGTATCTTGTTGCAACATATGCTTTGTCTTTTGATCTTCTAACAAGATCAAACTTAGCTTCGTCACTCATAGCAGCTGCTTGTTTTTGTAGAATAGAATTTGCATTTCTACCACGTCCACTATAAACAAGAAGAAGTCTGTTTTCTAAGTCACCCCAAATTTGTCTATTGTATGTTAGTGGTTTAATTTCTACAGAATCATCTTTATTAAATTCGAATAAATTCATACCACCATAAGCAGAAGCATACTGATCTTGTTTACCAACTGGATACCCACAAAGCTGACGTTCAATCATATATGCTGTTTGTGCAAGATATTCTCTTGAAACTAATGAACTATGTTGATCTGGGTTAGCAAGAACATTTACAAGACCAATTGTAAAGGCTGACGAAGAACCAAGACCAGAACCCTTTGCTAAAATGTCAGCAATAGAGGCAATTGTAACTTCTTTGTCAATACCATAATGTTTCAACGACTCTCTTGTAATAGCATGCTGCATAGTTTCAAGGTCTGGAGTTTCTTCAATTGTATCATACATAATTTTAATGCCTAGATGCGGAGTTCTATGCATCATAACATAAATGTATTTGTCAATTGTAACAGATAGAGCAGCTCCTTTTTCTTTCTCGAAAAAGTTTGGCATATCTGAACCACCACTGAAGAAACTGATACGAAGAGGTGTTCTTGAGATGATCATGTTAAGTCCTATAAACAAACATCTGTTTTGGTTCGCCGCGAGATTCAACTGTTGGATATCTATTTGATAGATCGTTCAACATCATTTCCCATTGATTCTTTACTCTGTTCAAATCATAACGACTATCAACAAATGTTTTATTGAACTGAATCATATTTTTCTGTTGGTCGTCACGAACAAAATTAATAGCAGCATTAAGATGGTTCATAAAGATACCAGCATGTTTGCTTTTATCTTCATCAAAATGATACATGATATTCAAACCACCAGATGTTTCTGGTAGTGCGCCAAGATTAGGATGAACACAAACCAATCCAGCGCTCATTGCTTCGAGCATTGCACGACAGCTAGTCTCAATCCATATGCTTGGATATGCAAAGATGTGAGCTTGATTCAAATGCGCCTTTAGTTGTTCGTTTGGAACGAACCCATGATAAGTCATTTGTGGATGATTACGAACTTTATCATATAAGGGCTCAAACTGTTTATCTGCATCATCCCATCCATAAATTTTAAATGAAGAGAAAACATCTAGATGAATGTCTGTATGCATCTCAGCAAGCTTTTCGAATACTGGAATGAGAAGTTCTAAACCTCTTTGTGGTGTTGATGTGTAAACCAAACGAATCTTATCTTTTGGCTTATCAAAGCAGGAAGGTGGAGCTGGTTCAATACCAGATTCCAAAACAATAGATTTATTATCGTGAGGAAGTCCATGGATAAGTTGATAGCGTTGCATCTGCCAGTTGCTGATGAACACATACTTATGAAACATATTACGAAATTTTTCGTCTTTAAATTTATTTGATTCTG